TATGAGCCCCAGATTGGAGACAATAGAAGGTATATGCAAGTATATCTTTCTGACCCTTTAATAAGAACATTAATTGATTTACCTTGTTTATACGCTACCAAAGACGGTTATGATATTGTGACTGACGATGAAGAGGAAAGAGAAAGAATAGAAAAAATGTTTGCAGATATAGGATTAGATTTAATTTTATATAGTTTATTAAGAAATGCAAGGATATTTGGAACTGGTTACCTAGAATGGACTGGTGACAATCTTGTGCTACGTTCTTCCCAGAATATGTATGTTCAAAGAGATGAAAGTGGACAGATTATGTATTTCTATCAAGAATTAGGGGCAGATGAAGAAAGTGTAAGATTTGAAGCAGATGAAATAGTAGAACTTAAGAATAATCCCTTTGATGATTATGCATACGGTTTATCTGATATTCATACTGTATTATATTTAGTAGATTTAAAAGATTACGCAGAAAGAGATGTCGGAGCAGCATTGAATAAATATGCAAATAGCCGATATGATATTAGTTGTGGTCTTCCAGATATGCCATATGGTCCAGATAAGATTAATGAAATAGTAGAAACATTTAATAATCTAGAACCCGGTGAAGATATTATACACGGCAATGACATTCAAATAACAGAAATGGAAGGAACACACCGTGCTTTTGAATACGGTAAATACTTTGATGACATTTCTATGAAAATACACACAGCACTAAAAGTGCCAATAACTATGTGGTCTGACCCAGAAAAGGCTAGACCTATTTTTGACCCATATGTAAAATATTTACAAAAATCAGTGGAGGATGCTTTGAACTCACAATTGCTACCACAAATAAGTGAGGATGCAAAATTTAAATTCAGACAAATGAATGTAGATGATGCATTTACCAAAGCAAAGACTGATATGATTTACTTAGCAGAAGGAGTTCTGTCACCCGGTGAGGTAAGAGCAGAGAGAGGGCTCGACCCAGATGGTGTGGAAGAAATTCAACCTACTGCTGAGAATGTAAACGTTTCAGGAGGACGAGACCAAGACAAAAAAGAAGAGTCCAAACGAACCGAAAATAGGGGTAATCAACCAGCCGCGAATGCGACAGGAGATAGAAAATGAGTAGTTATACAACGTGTGTAAATGAGTTAGCTCCGCGTTTGAAAAAGCGTGGAATGAATAATCCAGATGGAATGGCATCATCAATGTGTGCAATAAGATTTGCGGATGAAGAGGATACACCTCGTCAATTCAGTGTAGACCAAACTCTTAATGAGAAGCACAGAGCTTTTGCTATGGATTTAACTTTAACAGCTGACGCATTTCCAGAACAATTTAATGAAGAACAGAACATATGGGAGTTCCCAGTCTTGGCAATAACTTCAGGGGAACATAAGTACACAGAAGATGGCTCGGAGGAGAAGGTTTATATAGAACCAAGCATCCTTAAGAGTAATATAGAAGCTTTCACAGAGCTACCTATTTACGTTAATCATCAGCGAACGCAGGACGATTTAATTGGCACTGCGATAAATCCTGAGATTAAAGAAATGGACGACGGAAAAATAGCGGTAGGTATGCTAGCGCAAGTTTCCAACAATGAAAGAGGAAAGGAAATAATTAAAAAGATGCAAGATGGAGACGTTACTAATGTCAGTATTGATTGGTTTTCCAAAGATATTGACGTAATGGGTGACACGTTTGCTACAAACATCCGCCCTGTTGAGGTGTCTTTTATTGATAATGTAATTGCAGACCCAGTTTGTGATGAATGTACAATTGAAACGAAATGTGACTCACAAGAGGAAGTACAAGTGGGACAGGATGAGCCTTGTTGCGATTCCTGTGCTAGTGGAAACACTACTTGTGAAAGTAATCCCGAATGCGGGACAAATAGCGAGGATGATACAATGTCAAAAGATGATGTAAAATCAGAGGCCGAAGCAATTACAGAAAGAGAGTTCGCATCCATCAAGAATCAACTTGACGAGATGACTTCTAACTATAAGGACCTTCAAGGAAAATACGAATCAGCAACAAAAGCTATTACTGATTTCGAAGAGATGGAAGCTAAGCGTGCAAACGAAGCTGCATCTTTAAGAAAGAAAGAATTAGTTAACTCTATCATTGATAGGGAAGTGGTTCTAAAAACCTTAGAGGAAGAAAAGAAAGAAGCACGTTTCGAAGATTTGAAAGCTTGGGACGAAGTCAAACTTTCTGGATTTAGTGCGGCCCTAGAGGCAGTGCCCGTTCCTGAAGAAACCGAAAGGTCATTCGGGAAAGGAAAGGCACGAGAGGCTAGCGAGGCACCTGTGGAAACAGAGGAGCCCGAGAGAGAACGTTTGTTCTCGATGGATAAAGACGGAAGAATAGTCTTTAATAAAAAATAGGTGATAAATATGGCAACAGAAATATTAGTAAACGATGGTGGAGCACCCGCCCGTATACTACCTTACACAGCTGGTTCAACAATCGTCGCCGGTAAAGCAGTAACAATTGCAACCGACGGACAAGTTGACCATACAGCGGTATCCGGAAGTAAAATGCTAGGAGTCGCATTGACTGCAGCAACTACTGGAAACATTTGTAATGTAATATCAGGACACGGAGTTCAACTAAACGTTTATACAAGCGGAAGCAATATCGCAATCGGTGACGAACTTGTCGCAGCATTAGGTGGTTCCCTAGCAGGAGTCCTTGTTGAAAAGACAACCGGAGCCGCACAAGGTCAAGTTTTAGCAATCGCTCTGGAATCAGGGTCTGCAACAACTGGACTAACTAAGGTACAGGTGATTTAGATATGGCAGTCCAAGGAATAACAACACAGTCCGGTGTTCTTACATCGGTAAACACTGGTTCATACGCAAACACTGGTGGTACAGGAGAGAGAGTTCTAATTGATTATAAAGATGTAATCCAAGATTACAGATTAACAGAATTACCTGCACTTCAGATGTTTTGTGAACCAATGAGCACAGATACTGGAGGAAACATTGACTTAACCTTCTCACTTCCATCAATGGTTATGGAAGAGATTGATGAAGGAAGCACCCCTAAATATCAACACACGAAACTACGCTCCGAGCGCGTTTCTGTGAAAGAATGGGGTCTTGCAGTCGGTGTAACTCGCAGAATGCTTGAGGATTCACGTTTCAACGAAGTTGAAATGGCCCTCAACGAAGCACGCAAGTCGGTCGAAAGACATATGACACAACACGTTGTGAAAATGATTTTCGGTATATACGATGCAACATTCAACACTGGATTATCCGGTGCTGACATAGATGAAAATACACTAGAAACTGGTGCAGCAGGAATCACAGATTTCAGCACTAACGTCTACGGTGGATTCATTGCATCTGGTGGTTCAGTTGGTTCTGGAAGAATCTATCAATATGGAAATGTTGATGATTCAGTTTTAGAAGCATCCCACTACGTACGTGCAGCAAGCGACACAGCAGGAACAGTTTCATTGGCAGATATAACTAATGCAATAAAATTGATTGGTGCAACTGGATATAACGCAGATACACTTGTGATATCCCCAGCTCACTACAAATCTTTATTGGATTTAGCTAACTTCCAAGTGGCACTTGGTACCGCTCCAATAGGAACGGGTCACGTGGTTGAAGATACTCAACCGTTTGACACAACTGTCGGAACAGGTTTTGTTGGAAGCTTATACGGATTAAAAGTTTTGGTTAATGGTTACATACCACAAGACCGATTCGGAATATTCGATATGAGTGTTAAACCAGCAAACTTTGTAGAAAGGCGTGCATTGACTGTAGAAGAGGCAAATCCGGGTTTCGGAATTGTCGGTTCTTATATGTCGATGAGATATGGATTAAAAATAACCAGACCAGATTCTGGTATTATCTGTATCAACGGTTAAATTTAATTAACCAAATGGTTATGGGAGTCCATTCAAAACTCCCAAACCTTTTTTTATAGATGTACCTATAGTATATCTAGGAAGTAAAAATGCCAGCATCACGAAAAATAATGGGAGTAGGTAGAGGACAGATAACTAAAATAATTAATTCTGACAATTTCTACACCACTGCAGGTACTTTAGGTGTAGATAATATACTTACTGGTTCGTTGGCTAATACTTCAGCTATTTGGACCGCTGATTTAAGTAGTATAGCAGGGAGTAATAATCCAGCAGCAGGTTGGATAAGTGGTACCTTTGTTTCAGGAGCTACTTTTACTTCAATAATACCTACTCAAGATACCACGAAAGTAGGAATAGGGTTGGATTATTTAACTGAAGACCCTAGTGAGGCTTTACATCTTAATGGAAGGATGTTTCTTGATAATACATCTGTTCCTTCAGACACTGTTAATAAATTATATGCTAATAGTGGCAATTTATATTTTGGTGCAAGTAGATTACTTAGTGGAGCTGCTGGTTCTTCAGGAGAATTTATATTTAACAATTCAGGTGTTTATGAAGGCAACCCAAATGTCACGACTGCTGGAGGCCTCAGTCTTACTGCAGGAAACTTAACAGTTCAACCTAATGTAGGAAACGCTAGTATTCATCTAAGTGGTTCACTAAAGGTAAGTGGTACTTCCACTTTTAGACCAACAGGAACAGGAGACAATACTGCAAATTTTCATTCCCCAATAGATGATGGAAGTAATGGTAGTGTTAATTTAAGATTTTATCCAGATAATGGAACTGGTGATAATCCACATATGGTAGCTAGTGGTCAAAGATTTTCGTGGGGGACTAGAAATGGTGGTACTCACGTTGCTGCTCCTACCTCTGAACATTTAGTTTATGATTATGGTACAGATGAAGTATGGATTGGAGGAAAGTTACGATTTGATGCTCCTGAATATTTGATATCTTCAAGTGGAGATTCATTAAAACTTACAGCGGCTGATGACAAAATTGAGCTTGTGTCAGGTAGTACCAGTTTCCTTACATTTGAAAAACAAGGGGCACAAGTTACAGAGATTTACAGTGATGTTAGTGATGCTTATTTAAGATTTAAAGAACCTGTTCAATTAAGGTCTATGAGTACTGAAAAAGCTTACATCGAATTTTTAGGTGCAGCATCTGCTGCATCTATAGGAAAAATAAGAGAAGTAAGTGGAGATTTACATATTAGTAGTTCTTCAGATTTAATCCTTGACGCAGATAATATTTATTTACACGACGACGCTTCTACGAGAGGTCAAATAAAATTAACTTCAACATCACTTGAATTAGAATCAGCAGCAGGCGCTGGTATCAAATTGGATACAGACAACGCTGTGACAATAGAACACGTTAACGGAGTTTCTTTTGTACCATCTAATACTGGAGATAATCTGGCAGGAATTTATAGTTATGGAGGTGGAGCATATCGCCCCGGATTCCTTAACTTACCGTGGTATGGAGTAGGAGGTACCTTCCCTTATGCTACTCACACTACTGAAATTAATTCTTCAGGAACTTTATACATAGGTAACTATTTGGAAACTCAATTTGTAGCATCAAGTTCTGCAAGAGCATTTGAAGCAGGTAGTCCGCAACTTTACATTTCTGGAACTGCTTTAGTTAGTGGTTCTGTAAGGTTACCATCTGCACAAGATGTTACCACATCACCCGGAGCAAATTATTTATGGGCTTCAGGAACCAATCTTTATTGGGATGATGAGCAGCTGGATACAGCAGGTTCTGCAACTAGTCTTCTAACAGCCGGGTATGTTCCTTACGCTTCAGGTTCTTCTAAAATATTACGTGATTCAGTTCTTTATAATGATATAGCTAACAGCAGAATTGGTATTAATACAGCTAGTCCTAATCGTGCTTTTGATGTAAGAGGTACTTCTTTACTTTCAGGTAATACTAAAGTGGTAGGGACAGGAGAAATAACATCTACCTTAGATGTAGGAAGTAGCATAACAGGTACTGGAACAGCCACATTCAAAACGGCTTCATTAACTAATATTGTATTAGACCCAACAAACCGAGCTGCGTTTATTAAATTACAAGATAGTTCTAGAACAACTACTACTGCAAGTAGAAACCCCGAACTGTTATTAAACCAAATTTTAATAGATTCTGGTTCAGATAAAGCAGATTTTC